GCCGAGGTGTACTGTGCGGTTGGGGTCGACCTGGAGGGCCACATCGTCGCCGCGCGTCATCCGGTAGGTGCCGTCCGCGTGGAACGTCACGCGCGTCCCGCCAGACTCGTCGGAGCCGATCACGATGCGGGGCGCGGGGTCCGAGAGGGCCACCGGCGCGTTCCGCAGCTTCTTCCCGCGGTGAAACAGCCCCGGCAGGAACACCCCGTTGCTGATGTTGTGCTGGTCGACCATGCCCGGGTCGGTCACGTCGCCGTTGCCCACGCGCCAGTGCCCGATAGCCTCCTTGCAGAACACCACCAGGCCCATGTCGCCCGGCTGGAGCGCGAACGCGATGAAGTGGTCGCCCGTCCGCGGGAACACCACGGGCACGCAGGGCAGCACGGGGTAGTCCTCGTGCGTGTACCCGCCGTCGGGGTCTTTCCGCGGGTGACGCACGAGCGGCACGAGGTCGCACACCTGGAGCGTCGCGTCGTAGCGCTGCACCCGCGCCGGCATCGCCGTGAAGAGGCGCGCGAGGTGGTCCTCGATCTGCTCCTCGATGAACTCCTGCTCGGTGCAGGGCTGGTCATTGCTCCATCGCGTCATCGGAAAAGCCTCATGTTCTCGTAGTGTTCGAGGGACGTGAGGTCGAGCTCCGCCCCCCAGTCCTGCCCGCGGGTGTCGCCCGAGAGCGTCATGTGCCCCACGCGGTAGGTGCCATTGATGACGCTCGTGCGCAGCTCCACGAGGCACCCCGGCGAGAGCCCCGCGATCATCAAGCACCGCGCCTTGGCCTTGTAGCGCCCGTTGGTCTCGGGGCTCCCCACGAGGCCGGTGTCGTCGGACAGGAGGATGGCCGTACGCCCCCGCGCCTGCCCTCGGGGCACGAGCTGCAGAACGCCCGACTGCACCGACCACTCCATGCCCGCCGCGCGGCACAGGGCCGTCATCTGGGCGCTCGCGGGGCCATGCAGTACGTGGCCCTCGGGGAAGAGCGCCCCAACCCGCCCGAGGCCCTCCAGCGACGCCGTGGCCTCCTGCACGTTGCCGTGCCCGACGCCCATCTGGTCGGCCAGGTCGCGCACGACCCGCGAGAGCGAGGCGTCGGCGCTGAAGGCCCGCGCGGCCCGCGCCGAGTGCAGCGCGTAGGTGCCGTCCGAGGCACTCAGCTCGATCGTCCACTCCGGGTGCTCGCGCTTCTGCCGCGCGCGACGGAGGTTGCCCTGGAAGATCATGGGCCGCGTGGCGCCCTCGTACCCCGCGGAGAGCTGCACGATGGTCTGCGGCGCCGTCGCGCCCGTGGCCCCGCCGAAGGGGCTGCGGCGCGGCATGGCGAGGATCTCCGCGCGCTGCGAGGCCGACAGGCCCCAGAGCGTGAGTTCGCAGGTGCCGGGGCGTGCGCTGGTGGTGCGCTCGACCTTGAACGCGCAGTCGAGGTCCTCGCTGGCGAAGGGCCCGACCTGCACGCGCCAGGCGCGCTGGAAGAGTCGCTGCGTCATGGTGACCTACCCATCCGCGGCCCCGGCCGCAGCCCCCTCGTCACGTGACATAATCTGTCACACTTACGACTAGGAGGCGCTGCCTGCTCGCTGAACAGCAGTTCGGGAGCTCCCAGGCCCGGCCGAGGGGCGTACGATCCGGGGCCGTGACCTCTTTGTCGTCGAGCTACGACCGCCCGCGCTCGATCCGCTGCACCCGCCATCCCGCGTCGATCGCAAAGAAGAGCGCGAGGGCGGCCAGCGCTCGCGTCTGGTCTTCGGGTGTCACCCGAAGCATCAACCAGACCGCCCCGGCGGCGAAGAGAGTGATCGACAACGATTTCATCGTACGGTCTCCGTAGGGGATACAGCGTGGCTGACGAGGAGAAGAAGGTATCTCCGCCCGACATGGCCAAGCTTGTTGGCGACGGGGCTGTGGCGGCGGCGGTTGCGTACGGCACGACGCACAGCTCTGCGCATGCGCTGGGCGCCGCGATGCTGAAGGTAGGGCCTGCTGCATGGGGGAGCATCGTGGACTTCGCGCGCGATCGCATCCAACGCGCAAAGGCTGCCTGGGGTAACGCGGTGGAGGCCGAGCTCCCGCCCGAGGGCAAGGAGCGAGACCGTGTCGTCGCCGCGTCGCCCGAAGTCATCCTCGACCACATCCGGCGGCTGATGGAGGGCGTAGACCCCGCGGTCGTGCCTGCGCTCGGTCGACTGGCGGGGATGTACGTAGCCGAGGAGCGTAAGCCCGACGACTTCTTTCGAGGCGCGACGCGCATGCTCTGCGACTTCACCGCCGAGGAGCTGGACGATGCGCGGCGGATCTTCAGCGTGGTCTGGGGCATCCCCCCCGAGCGCGAGTACGTCTTTCTCGTGGCGGCCGGCGACCCGGTCCGGGTGCACTGGAGGAAGGCCAAGTCCAAGGCGGACGGAATGTGGGAGGTGGCCGTAGAGGAGAGCGTCCAGAACGCCCCTCGCATCCTGCGGGCCCTGCGCCTGGCCGGGCTGGCTGACGACGGGCCACCTGGCAAGATGGACCTGCTGCTGGGGCCGGGCATGGTGTCCATGCGCCGCGAGGCGGTGTTCGTGCTGGCTAAGGTGCTGCGGACGTAACGGCTGCGCACTACGGGATCTCCTGCAGGGCCGTGGCGAGGTCGTCGCCGTCGAGGTAGACGAGCACATGCCTCTCCCCGAGGCTGGTGAAGCTGGGGTCTGCGAGGCCCTCCCGCGCCGCCTGTTGGTCGACGAGCACGAGGTCGCCCGGAGGCCGACGGGGGTCGCGGATGCCCCGCAAGAGGCGCAGGAGGGGCGCGAGCGTCCGCCCCTGGACGATGGGCGCCCCGGCGCTGTCCGCGAGGTCGACGGCCCATCGCCCGGCCCGCTGCGACCATCGAAACGTGAGCTGGTAGTCCGCGCCTCCGAGCGGCGTGGTCTGCGTCCAGTAGGCCTGGCCCCCGGGTTGGCAGGGGATCACGAGCGCGCTCATGGCGACCTCCGACGGCTGTAGACCCCCAGGCTCACAAGCGCGTTGTCCAGCGTCGATCCAGGCGCCGGCGCCGCAGGCTGCGCCCCGCGGTTGACCACCGGCTGCGCGCGCCGCTGGGCAGGCACCGCCACCCGCTGCACCGTGGCGCGGCGCACGGTCTTGATCTCCAGCACCACGGGCAGCGCGGCCCCGGTGGCCACGTCGCGCTCGACCCGGTACCGGGTGATGACGAGGTCCTCCATCGTGCGGAGCGTGCCGGTGTACCGGAGCACCGCGGTGCCCACGAGCGCGGCAAGCACTTCGTCCACGGCCCGCACGCGGTTGAAGGGCCCGCTCCACACCAGGGCGCTCGCCCGCAGCTCCTTGCCCCCGACCGTCAACGTGGTCGGCTGCACGCCGCCCGTCACGCCCCCGGCGTGCGTCGCGGGCAGCACCAGGGGCGTGTTGGTCACCAGCGCTTCGAGGGTGATGGTGTCGGGGTTCTTCTTGAGGTGGTCGGCGATCACCACGCCGCGGTCGACGGCGTGCTCGGTGCTCTCCGCCGTGGACTCGTAGCCCTCCTTCTCGACGACGTCGAAGGCGATGCCGATGAAGCCCCCATCGGGGCCCATGTACTCCAGCAAGGCCATGGTCTACGCCTCCCCCCGGCTGGTCTGGTCGCGGTCCTGGCGCTCCTGCTCGGTGAGGATGCGCTGCACCTGGCGCGCGACCGCGGCGGGGTCGGTGACGCCGTTGATGTGAAACTGGTAGGCCCGGTGGTTGGTGGTGGTGTTGGTGACGCGGCTGCTGCCCGCGCGCGCCGGCGCCGTGGTGGGCGCCTCCACGCGGGTCGTCGCAGGCGCGCGCTCTGCCAGGGCCGTCGTCATCGTCGCAGCCTCGCGCCCACCGCGCACGGGGCGGACAACGCGGGCCGTGTCGCTGCTCGAGCGCTGCGACGCCACGGGGGCCGCCGCAGGCGGCGCGGGGCGTGCTGGGCGACGAGGGGCTGCAGAGCGCCCGGCCGTGGCGCCTCGGGCTGCTCCCGCGGCGCGCGGAGGGCCAAACTGCGGCGGCCTGAGCGTGCCCTGGGCCACCGAGGGGGTGAGGCTGAGGAAGTCGGCAACCTTCCCGATCACCCACTCGATGGACTCGCCGAGGTCGGTCCACATCTGCCTGAGGTCGGCGACAATCTCCGACGCTGCGCCCACGCCCAGCATGGAGTCGATAAACTCCCCGACCGCGCTGTTGCCCCCGTTGAACAGGCTGATGAGGTCGTCGACGAGGAGCACCAGAAGCGCGATGCCGGCGCCCACCGCGAGGAAGGGCAGCACCACCGGCCCCCACGCCGCGATGAGGCCGAGCGCCGCGGCGGCGCCCACCACCCCGAGGGCCGCGAGGGCGACGTTGACGACGTTCGAGCCGCGCGTCATGCGCGACAGCCACCCGGTGAAGTCGGCGACCTTGTTGGTGATCTGCTCGAAGATGGGCAGCACCGCCGTCGCGAGCACGCTCCGCAGGGAGTCCATCGCGACCTTCATCCGCCCCTGGGCCACGGTGAACCCGCGGCCGGCCGCCACCGCCTCGGGCAGGACGCCGCCGCCCAGGCGCTCGAAGTCCGCGTGCTGGCGCCGCAGGGCCGCGCTGCCGCCGTCCATCGTGCGGAGCATCTGCCGCCAGTTGGCGCCAAACAGCTCCTGCGCGAGCCGCGCCCGCCGCACCGGGTGCTGCACCCGCTCGAAGCGATCGGCCAGGTCGTACAGGACGTCGTTGGTCTCCCGCATCGTTCCGTTGGCGTTGCGCGCCCGCACGCCCAGGCGCCACAGCGCCCCCGTGGGTCCGCCCGAGCGCGTCTCGATGGCCCGCAGCCCCGTTGCCAGGGTGTTGAGCCCCGAGGCCATCGCGCTCGCCGACACGCCCGCGGCGTTGCCCGCGTGGGACAGGGCCTGAAACTCGTGCTCGGTCACCCGCGCCGCGTCGGCCGCCTCGCGGAGCTGGGCGACGTCGGCGGCGAAGCCCACGGCGAAGCGGTGCAGCCCCACGACCAGGGCGGCGACGCCCGCGGCGAGCCCCGCAGAGCGCACCATGAGGCCGGTGAGCTGCACGCCCCCGACGCCCGCGAGCTCGGCGAGCTTGCCCAGGGCGGGATGCACCCTGCCGAGCGAGTCAGCGAGGGTGCCGTTGGCCGCGGCCTCCTTCTCGGCGGCCTTCTCGGCGTCGGCGGCGGCCTTCTTCTCCTCGGCCTGCTTCTTCTTGACCTCGGCGAGGGCCTTCTTCTCGACGGTGGAGAGCTGCTCCTGGAGCTTGATGCCCTCCTCGGTCTTCTTGAGGAGCGCGTCGAGGCCCTTGTCGTCGATCTTGAAGCCAAACTCCGCGAACACGGTCCTGAGGGCTTCGGAGGACATCGCTACTTCTCCTTCGCGGCGCGGTCTTCCGCCTCAGCCAGCGCGTCGATGACGAGGTTGGCCGCGTACACATCGGCCAGCGTCCACTGGTGCAGGATCGCGTGGAGCGAGTCGCTGAAGCGCCCGCTGGTAGCCACCCGCCACACGGGCCAGGGGATGGCCTCGGTGGCGGCGGTGGGCACGTGTACCTCTACCTGGCCGGGGCGCCGGACGCGGGGCCCGGGGCGGCCTTGCTGGCCTCTGCCAGCCACGCGGCCAAAGGGCCGAAGTTCACCTCCAGCGCGGTGCCGAGCCAGCGGAACAGGCCCACCGGGTCGCCCTGGAAGTGCACCTCCCACTGCGCGCCCTTCTGCGTGCCCCCGAGGGGCAGGCGCTTGTCGCCGTCGACGATGGTCGTGTGCTCGGCGAGCACGGCGCACACGGCGAGCACGTTCTCCTCGTCGAGGTGCGCGGCGAGGTCGGCGAGGAGGTGGCCGATGTTGGCCACGCTCTTGAGCTGCTCGAAGTCCTCGACGACCCCCAGGGAGGGGCCGAGAATCTTCGTCAGCCGCGCCATGAGCTTGAGCATCGGGCTGGTGGCCAGCGGCACGAGCTCGTAGGTGTGCGCGCCGACGGTCCTGATTTCGGGTTCGCGCATGGTTTACCCCACCACCGCAGGCAGGGTCTGCCCGTGGGTCCAGCGCGCGTCGAAGAGCTCGATCTCCCACTCCACCTGGCCCACCTCCTTGCCGCGGGAGACGGCGGGCCACTTCTTGATCTTCGCCGAGGGGCTCTCGACGATGAGCCCGCCCGAGACGATGTCGCGCATGGCGAAGGGGCCGATGCGCCCGGCGGCGCACAGGGCCCCGAGGATGCCGTTGGCGCTCGAGGTCTGGAGCGTCACGACCTTGGCGTTGGCGCGGGGGTCGAGGCTCACGGCGATGGCCACCGACCCGTCGGCGCCGGCCTTCGACGTGTGCTCCTCCGAGGCGGGCTCGCACGAGAAGAAGTCCCCGTCGGCCATGCCCCGGGAGACGTCGAAGCCGCAGAAGGTCAGGGCGACCTCGTCGGGCGAGTAGTACTTCAGCGGGTCACTCATGGTCGATCTCCTCAGGCTGCGACGGTGCCGCGGATCTGCACGGCGTGAATGGCGCCCTGAACCGTGGCGGCCCAGGTGACGCCGGGCAGGGTGCGCGAGGCGCGCTGCTGGCTCGTGAGGCTGGCGGCGCGGGGCACCGACGTGGTCCAGCCGGGGTTCAGGAGGTTGTAGGGGGCGCCCTCGGCCTCGGTGAGCTGCGCGCGCACCTCGGTGTGCAGGCGGTTGATGCCCTTGTCGGTGAAGCCCACCTTGGCGTCGACGGCCGCGACGAACACCCCGAAGACGCGCTCGCCCATCCGGGCGTGGAGCCAGTCGAGGCCGTGGATGATGTCCATCCACTCCCCGCCGGCGACCTTGCCGCCGAAGGTTACCCTGCGGCCCGCGACGGTCTCCATGCTGGTGACGTTCTTGGCGAGGAGGGCCGTGCGCTGGGCGCTGGTGGGCGCCCAGTCGGGGATGCCCACGAGCTCGCGGTGCACCCAGGTGACGCTCCCGGGGTCGTACGCGAGAGCGCTGCCCACCAGGGCCGCGGCGGGGAAGTACTTGCCCACGGCGCCGGGGTGGAAGGCCACCAGCGTGCGGAAGTACCCGAGGTCCTTCGCGCGGTAGGCCACGTCGGTGATGGAGTCGGCGTCGACCACGCCCGCGTCGGCGCTCTGGGCCACGAGCACCTTGCGGGGGTCGAGGGGCTCGACGATGGCGGCGACGGCGAGCACCTCCGCGAGGCTCGACGAGTCGAGGAGCAGCGCGTACCAGTCGTCGTCCTCGGCCCGCACGGCGGTGATGTCCGCGGCGAGGCCCGGGTCGGCGGTGGCGTCGAGGATCGCCAGCGGCCCCCGCGTCACCTCGACGGCGTGCAGGTGCCCCGCGGTGCCCGCCAGGGTGACGAAGGTAGCGCTGTCCGTGGCCGTCATCGGCGCGCGCACGCCGAGGGTGAAGGTTCCGCCCGCCCCCGACTGCGCGGGGATCTCGACGGCGGTCACGCGCGCGAAGAGCTTCGTGCCGGTGACCACCGCGGGGCTCCCGGTCCCGTTGGGGATGGCGAAGGTCTCGGTGATGGTAGCCCCCGCCGCGTCCTTGCCGGTGACCGTCGCCGTGGTGGCGTCCCAATCCGCGTGCCCATCGAGCACGAGCTGGAGGCGCTTCGAGGGCGACAGCGGGCGGTAGCCCACCGCGCCGTCGAGGTCGGCCCCGGAGAGGGTCTGCGGCGTGGCGGCGCTGGCGCCGGTGGCGATGATCGCGTCGACGTCGGCGAGCGCATTGATGGCCGCGACGAGCCCCGCGACGATCTCGCCGACGGTGGCGGTGCCGTCGCTCGTGTAGCTCACCTCCTGCCCGTCGACCTCCACCGCGTAGGTGGTGCTGTTGACCACGGTGGGGGTGAGCTGGAGCGACTGCGTGAAGGCGTTGGCGCGGCGCCCGATCTTGATCGCGCCCGGGGGGTTGGGCTGCGACCACACGGCGCTCGCGACGCGGTACGCCCCGTCGTCGGGGGTAAACCCGGCCGCGGTCATCTCGTCGAGGGAGGCGTAGGAGCGCACCCGGTCGGAGGTCCAGCGGGTGTGGTACGCGAGGATGAGGGGCGTCGAAAACCCCTGCTGCGTCACCGCGCTCGACACGCGGGTGATGCGAACGTCGACGATGTCACTCAGGCCCATGGAAAGTCCCTCCGCCGTCTGCGGTGTCTGGCAGGTCTGCGCCGGAGGCGCCGGTCACCGTGGCGTCGATCTCGACGGCGGGGATGGTGGCGGTGGCCCCCGCGGTGTCGGTGAATTGGGAGGTGAGGTTGAGGTTCACCTCGACGATGGCCCGGGCGACCATGCGCCCGTCGACGGGGTAGTCCGCGCGCTGCACCGTGCCGACGCCCGCGAGCCCCGCGTCGGCGGCGTGCAGCCGCGCGAGCGAGCTCGGCGCCCAGGCGCGGTCCACGATGCGCTGCGCCAGCGCCGTGGCGTTTGTCCCAGGGCGCTGGTCGTGGGCCTCCACGTCGACCTGCAACACGGCGCGCCGCTCGCCTCGCACGGTAGGCACGAGCTCGGTGAGCGGGTCGACCGCGCCCGCGTCGGCGTCGTACGCCCACTCGGTCGCGTCGAGGCCTACGGCCGCCTGGGACACCCACCGCAAGAGCACGAGCTGCCCGTTGTGCTGGACGCGCGAGTCGTTCTCCCACTGGCAGCAGAGCCGCGTCACGCCCGTGAGCGCGGAGACCCAGTCGAGCAGGGCCGGGGCGAGGGTCTCGAGGTCCATCGCTCAGCCCTCCACGCGCCAGGTGATCGCGCTCTTGAGCTGCCCAGTGTCCACCAGCGGCGTCGAACTGCCCTTGCGCGCGATGGTGGCGGGCTTGAGCGGCGGCGCGATGCCTGCAGCGACGCGCGCCTGGCACCACCCGGCAACCTTCGCGCCCACGAGGCCGAGGGCGTCCTCGGGGGCGATCTTTCCCTCCAGGATCTGCTTCGCCAACACGGCCTGGAGCCGCTCGATCTCGCTGCGCTTCTCGTCGATGGTCGCTCGGATGAACGACCGCGCAGGGACGTGCCCCGCGCCAAACTCGTGCACGGCGGCCACCTCGAGGAGGCTCATCCGCTGCGCGCGGCTCTGGGATGCGGCCTTCGCGCGGACGCGGGCCTTCTTCGACTGCGCGGCGCGGGGGCGCTTGTCGCGCTTCGCCCCGTCGTCGAGCACGCCCACCCGCACCCGCAGGCCGGAGGCCTTGAGCGCGCGCATGCGGGCGACGAGCGCGTCGGCCCCGTGGTCGGTGACCTTGACGCTCACCGCAAGATCCCCCCGGGCCCCTGCCCCACCGACCAGGGTCCGCCCGCACGCTGTCGCGCGAGGCGCGCCCACTCGGCGTAGTAGGTCGTGGTGTCGTCGCCTTCCTTGCGCGCCTGCATTCCGTGGGGGCTCGTGGCGAGCAGGTGCGCGGCGTAGAGGCCCACCGCCTCGTCGGTGTCGGCGCCGAACACGCTCGGCGCGCACCGACGCGCGGCAGCGGTCAGCACCGCCACGACGCGCGCGTCCTCGGTCGGAGCGAACTCCGGCCAACGCGCCTTGAACGTCGTGGCAGTCCAGGCCATCGCTCAGCCCTCCTTGCGGGTGCGGGCGGGCTTGGGCGCGTCGCCAGCGGCCGGAGGCGACGGAGCCGTCGGGGGTGCAGGGCGCGTGGCCTCGTCGAGCTCGGCGCGGAGCTGGGCGATCTCGGCGTCGCGGGCCTGGGCGTGGGCCTCGGCCTCGTCGCGGGCCTTGCGCATCTCGGCGAGCTCGGCCGCGTAGGCCGCCTCTCGCTCCGCCCACGCGGCATCGAAGCGGGCCTGCAGGGCCGCCGCGTCGTCCCGGGCCGCCGGGGCCGGGGTGGCCTCCAGGGACACGAGGAAGCCCGCCGCGAGGAGGCCCCGAACGCCGCGGTTGTCGGCGTCGACCTCCCCGGTTTCGCCCGGGGCGATGCCGCAGACCACGGCGGTGTGGCGGTTGGTGACGCGCATGGTCAGATGCCGTCCAGGTACTCGACCGACATCGGCACCTTGATCGCCGTGCCGCCGCAGATGCCCTCACAGGGGATCTCGAACTCCAGGCCCTTGGGCTGCGGAGGCGAGGCCTGGAAGGCCAGCGGCACGATGGCGCCCACCATGCTCGGGTCGCGCTTGTAGGCCACGGCGCGGGGGCCGGTGCGGGCGACGTCGGCGGTGGCGAGGAGCGGCCAGGAGACCACCTCCACGCTGCGCCCCATCGCGTCCATCGCCTCCTTGAAGAAGCTGAGGACCGTCTTGTTGGCCGCGAGGCCCATCGGTGTGGTGCCCACGAGCTTCCAGTGGTCGGTGGGCAGCGCGATGGTGTCGGGCGCAAAGACCTCCTTCGAGGCCACCATGCGGTCGGTGGCGAGGCTCACCAGGGCAGCGAGCAGCTCCTCGGGCGTCATGTCGGCCCACGCCATGGACGCCGTGCTCACGGTGACGCTGGGGTGGGTGAGGAAGCCCTTGATGCGCGTGTCGACGGGGTCGCCGAAGGCAACCACCTGGTCGATCTGCGTCGCGATCATCCGGGCGGCGGTCTCCGCCCGCACAGTGTCGAGCGCGATGGAGAGCCCGCGGCTCTGGGCGTAGGCGATCTCCCGCAGCTCCTGCTGGGTGTACGCGTACATCGCGCCGTAGGACTTGATGCCGCTCGTCACCTCGGACAGCGACTCCGCGGCGCGAGGCAGGTCCTTGCCGCGCTCGGAAGCGGCGGCGGCGCGGCCCATGCGATCGAGCACCGTGAAGGTGTAGGTCTTGGCGCCGGGGTCGATGCCGTCGATGACGGGCACGATCCGCAGCGCGCGGAGCTCGGCGAACATCACCTCGGTGATGCGCTGCTCCACATGGTCGAGGGACCGGGCGATGACTGCGGTCTCGCCCGCGTCGGCGCGGTAGCCGAGGGAGCCGCAGAGCCCGAGGTACTTGGTGAGGTTCTTCATGGGTGCCGGTGCCCTCAGGGGAGGTTGATGTCGAGGAGGGCGAGGCCGTTGGCGGCCGCCCCGGTGAGGAAGCGCGCGCCAGAGAGAAGCGCCGCGGTGGAGGTGTCGGCCGACTTGCGGAAGGCGCCCTTCTGCGAGCCCCCTGCGCCGGTGTCGTACCGGACGTAGACGGGGTCCATCGGGTCGACGGCCTCTTCGACCGTGACCCACACGCGCCCGCGGCAGATGGCGCCGAGGGTGTCGCCGATCTGGTAGGTGACGCCCGCCGTGCCGCCCGAGGGGAACACGCTGTCGTGCACGCGCGAGGGCGCGACACCGAGGCCCTTGGCGACCTCACCCGAGGTCGTGGGGAGCTTGCCCTTGCCGGCGGTGCCCTGCACCACGAAGAGCCCCGCCTGGATGGCCACCTGCGCGCCGCAGGTGTTGGTCATCGGGTCGGAGCCGTGGACGCCGCCGGGGATGCCGAGGGCGGGCTGAAACTCAACGCTGGTCTGGACGCCCATGGTCAGGCCGCCTTTCCGCCGACGGGCTTGCGGCCCAGCTCGACGATCTTCGTCTGGAGGTTCTTGCTGTGGTCAGCGGGTTCGCCCTGACCGTCGGCGCGGGCCGCGGCGTCGCCCTGCTCGGAGGTCGGCGCGAGGACGCGACCGAGCTGGTCAACGCTGGCCGCGCGGTCCTCGTGCTGCGCCGCGAGGATGGCGAACATGCCCTGCACGGTGTCGGCGCTGAGCCCGTCGAGGCGCAGCGCGGGGTGGGCCTTGGCGACGGCCTGGCGGTGGATCTCGGCGGCGCTGAGCCCGTCGAGCTTCGCCTCCTTGCCGAGCACCCTGCGGGCCCGCTCGATCAGGGCGCCGCGCTTCGCCACGATGGCGTCCTGCACGGCCTCGGGCACCATCTCCTCGGTGACCGCAGGCGCCTCGGGCTTCACGGCCTCGGCGGCGGCGAGCTTCGCCTCCAGCTTCGCCACCGTGGTGAGCGCCTGCATGAGGGCCTCCTTGGTGGCCTTGAGCTCGGCGGCGATGCCCTCGCTCTCCTCGTCCTTCTTGGCGACGACCTCGTCGACCGCACCCTGCGCGGCCTCGACGTCCTCGTCGGCGTCGACGCGAAACTCGCGGCCGCCGATCTTCAGCTTCTTCATCGGGTTCCCCTTCGCGGCGGGGGTACCCGCCGACACCTCGAACGCGGCGCCGTCCATGCGCAGCGCGACATCGGTCCCCGCGCGCCCGTGCCCCGGAGGCAGGAGCGCGACGTGGTTGTAACAAATGGCCCGCTGGACGGCGTCGTACGCCTCGCCCTCGGGCGTGACGCCGGGCGTCCAGTCGACCTCGCAGTCGTAGCCGCACGAGTTGTCCCGACGCTCCCCGGCCTCGACGAGCCCCACCAGCGGCGCGGCCTGCACTGCGAGGTCGACCACCACGAGGCCGCCTTCGCGCGTCGGAGCGCTGTCGACGTGGCCCTTGGCGAGCGCCTCCCACGTCTCGGCCGTGACCTTGCCGGGCGGGTGCATGTCGGTCACCGGGGCGGCGCGCAACGAGGCGAGCGAGTCGGCGGCGAAGACCTCCTCAGGCGGACGATACTCCCGCCACGACCGCTGGCCGTCGGAGTACTCGAGCACGCCCGTGCGGGTCACCGCCGCAGGCACGCGCAGGCCGCCCTGGGGCGTCCTGGTGACGCTCCGGATGGGCCCGGCGAAGTCCTGGCGATGCACACGCGGCATGCCCCGAGGGTGGGGCGTGAGAGGCGCGCGAGGCTAGCCAGTGGTGGCACGCGAAGGTGGCACAGTCTCGTCGAAACCCTGGATGATCGGCTCCGCCGTGCACCTGCACTGGAAGTCCCCGCCGGGGTGTGCGCGACGGCCCGTGCGCAGGTCCACCACGGGCGCCTCGGCGTACTTCTGCCGGGTGCCTTCGAGCTCCTTGTGGCGCGCCCGCACCCGCTCGTCGCGGCTCGTGCGCCAGAGGTACTCCGTCACGCCCAGCGCCTGATGCCGGGTCTGGGTGACGCTCGCGTTGAGCTTGAGCACCTGGTCGCGCGCCAAGAGGTTGGCGTGCGCCTTCGAGGTCCCGGCCTCGTCCCGGATGCGCGCCGCGATCTCCTCGACCCGCGTACCCACCCCTGCGTCGGCGAGGATGGCGCTCACGCGGCCGATCTTCCGCGCCCCGAGCGCCCGGATCGCACGTACGCCCTCGGCGCGGAACGCGGTCACCTGCGCCGCAAGGGCGGGGTCGTCGGCGGTGAGGTCGACGCCCATCACCCCGCGAATGTCGATGCCGGCCGCGGCCTTCGCCTGCGCGGTCACCTGGTTGCTCGTCCACACGAGCACCCGCCCCGCGATCTTGTCGAGCGGCCCCCGCAGCACCTTCGGCGACGTGAGGCGCGCGAGCGCGGCGCGTAGGGCCGACAGCACATCTCGCCGGGCCTCGGGCGGCAGGATGGGCGCAGAGGCACCCCCGTCGGCGTCGGCGCGCGGCAGGCGCTGCACGAGCTCGGCGTCGAGCTCGGCGAGTACCTCCGCCGCCAGCGCCGCGTACGCCATCTGCTCGGCCTTGGGAGGCTTCGCAGGCGGCGCGGTCCGGGGCCGCTTGGGCGGCTTGCGGGGCATCACCGCCCCTGGAGGGGATAGGCGTACCGCTCGCCCGCAGCCCACACTTCGACCGCCTCGAAGGTCACCGCCGTGCGCGGGATGGGGGCAGGCGTCGGCTCGCCCTTGGGCAGGTAGGCCAACGTGACGTGCGGCGTGAAGCCGTGCTCGCTGGCCGGTGGCACAGGGAGCGACGCCACGAGCGCTTCGCGGGCGGACGACAGGCCGGGCACGTCAGGGGTGGCCCACACGGGATCGAGGGCGGCGCCGTCGAAGCGGCCGATGCCGCCCAGGTGTCCTGCGAGCTGCGCCTGGGTTTGCGCCCATGCCTCGACCGCGCCTCGCACCTCCTCGATGTCCTCGGCGGTCAGAGCCTTGCCGAGGTACGCGAGGGTGAGATGGAGCCGCGCGGGCTCCTCTCCGCCAAGGAGCGCGATGGCCCGTGCGACCTCGATCGACACCGGGAGCACCACAGCAACCCCGTGGTCGCTCGCGTCTGCATGCGGTGCGGGCACCTCGACCACGTCGCCCGGCTCGATGTCGTCGCCCTCGGCCACCACGGTCGGCGCCTGCGTGGTGAACGCCCCGAGATCGAGGCCTCCCTCCTTCGCAGCCTTGACGATGCGCGCGGTGTAGGCGCGGTGGCCCTGGTTGGAGGCGCGGAGCTTCGCGACCTCGGCGCGCAGCGCCTCCATCTCGGCCGCGTGTGTCGCCTCGGGCGTCGTGAAGAAGGTCGCGCCCGCCTCGCCCATCACGGCCTCGGCCTCTGCCTCTTCCATGCCCATGCTGGCCACCAGGAGGGCCACGCCTGCGCCGCGGGGCAGCTCGCGGGCTGCCACCTTGGCGATGATGGCCGCCACCCCCTCGGGGTCGGCCTCGGGCCCGGTGGGGTCCATCGGGTCGGCGGCGTCCGCTTCGAGGAGGGCGCGTCGCGCGTCGAGGTTGATCGTTGTCTCCGCGCTCCACCCGCCGGGGCCGAAGCGGCTCGCGGCGATCTCCTCGGGCGTCACGATGCCCGCGGTGACGTAGGCCGCGTCGACGGTGGCCTGCTTCGCGCGCATGTCCGCCGCCTCGACGGGCGTGGGCTGCCACAGGGGCGGATAGGTCACCGACCACGACGGGGGCACGACGCCGCCGGTGGGGCCGTCCTTCGCGCGCAGCAGGAGCCGCACGAGCGCCTCCATCTGCGGCACAAGGTGGTGGGTGCGCTCGGCGGCGACCTCGTCGTACCAGGAGCGGATGTCGGAGTCGCCGGTGGCGTTGAGGCCCGCCGGCGCCTGGCCCATCAGCACCGTGACGGGGATGTTGGACACCGCCGCGAGGAGGTTGACGAAGCGGTCCATCACGTCGACGGTGCCCGTGAGGGCGCCCACCTCGACGCGCTGGTAGTCCTCGCCGTCGGCGTCGAGCAGGAGCGACCGGGCCGTGCTGCGGGACAGGTCCATCAGGGACAGGCGGCGGCGCAGGATGTTGTCCTCGTCGCCCGCCATCATCTCCATGAGGCCCTTCATCTTCAGCACGCCCTGGGAGGCCTCCTGGAGGAGCACGCCCCCCGACGCGAAGGCGCCGCGTGAGCTCTGGAGCTCGGCGTAGACCCGCTGCAGGATGCTGTCGCCCCAGCCCTGGAGCTGGAGACGCCGGCGCCGGGTGGGCGTGACGCCCTCGAAGCGCAGGATGCGCGAGGCGTGCACCGTGATGGTCTCGGTGGCGGTGCCGCCCATGCGCGTGAGCCGGTAGAGCACCGGGTCGCCGAAGCCTTCCCGGCGCGGGTCGGTCGACCACGTCATCGGGAAGAGGTCGCGGCGGTCCACGTCCACGATCCAGCGCACCGCGCGGAGGTTCTGCAGGTCGAGCGGCTCGTGCGGCGCGCGCCCGTCGTCGGCGCCGAGGTAGACCGCGCCGCCGCCGTAGAGCCGCGCCCAGGTCCAGGCGCGCTTGAGGCACACCGACGCCCCGAGGCCCTTCAACGCGGCCTCAACGCGCGCCCCGTCCCCCTCGCCGGGCATCACCACCGTGGGCGGCGCGCGCATCGCGTGCTTGGGGACGGCGTCGACGATCTTCGCCGCGAGGCCGTCGAAGTTGTAGAGGTTCTCCAGCGTGGGCAGCGGGAGGTAGTCGCCGTCCGTCGGCGCGAAGGCCATCGCCGTCTTGCCGAGCGACGTGCCTACGCCAGTCAGCTCGTTGAACCAGCTGTCGAGCCGCAGGGTCTTGACCGCGCTGAGGAGGGCTTGTCGAAACACGGGGGACGCCTCCCCGTCAGAAGGTCACTTCGAGCGCGGCGCCGAGGTCGGCCGTCGCGGCCGTCCACGCGCTGCCAGCGCGCACCCGCACGTCGAGCACATCGCCCGCGACGAAGGTGTAGTCGCCCGCGGTGAAGGTGGTGCGGGCCGTGGTGGCGCCCGCGTCCGCGAAGGTCAGCACGGTCGCGGAGTGCAGGAGCGTGCCGTTCTTGTAGACGCCAACGATCACGTCGGCGCCCGCGGCGGCCTCGGAGAGGGCCGCAGACAGCGCCGTCACCGAGCCCGTACGCGGCGCCACCCACCCGACGCCAAGGCCCGTCACGCCGCACCAGGGCGCCACGACCGGCGTCGCGGCCGCAGGCGTCGCGTCGTCGCCCGCTGCGAGGTTGAGCAGGCCAAACTGGAGGATGGCCGCGGCCGGTCCCGTCGCCCCACGCGCACCCCTGGCGCCGGTACGCGCGCCCATCAGCGCACCTTCGTGAGGTAGAGGACGCCCGTCGCCGCGGAGGCGTTCATGATGGCGTGCAGGTCCGTCACCGCGCGCACCTCGAGCGAGGTGGGGATGCCGGGCGGCAGGATGGTGCCGGTGACCGCGCCGCCGCCGTGCGTGGGGGCCGCCGCCGCGGCGCCGAAGCGCAGGGTGCAGCCCTTGGTCTCGGTGGAGTCGAGGTAGACCACGTACCCGCCGACGGGCACGGCCGCGAGGTCGTCGTCGGCATCCGTGAGGTTGAGCCGGTACGAGGTGTTGTTCGCCCGGATGGGGGCGTGCTGAAGCCGGGTGGGGTCCATCGGGGGTGGCATGCCCCGAGGGTGCGGCGCGCGGACGGTGGGGCGCTACCCGGTGGTGGCACGCGAAGGTGGCACAGTGCCGTCGACGGCGCGGCGAAGGCGCTCGGTGAAGCTCTTGAGCGCGCGGTGCTGGAGGTACTGCGTCATCGCGTCCACCTGGTCGTCGTGGGCGGCGCGGGGGAAGCCCTCGCACTCCAGCACGAAGCCGTCCACCCACGGCGCCCCCTTGCGGCCGTCCGGGTACCGGGCTTCGGTCGCGTGGGGGATGAACACGTTGCCGGCCGCGACCACGGGCTGCACGGCGTTGGCGCGCGCCTCCTTGCCGCCGTGGGGCTCGACGGCGACCACCCCCGCGACCTCGGTGCGGAGCGTCTCGATCACCGCGGGGCCGTTGGCCTTGTCCTCGATGAGCTTGAGCGTGGCCTGGGGGTACCGCTCGACCATGGCCTTGATGGCCTGGAGGGTCGCGTTGAAGCCCATGCGCTCGCGCCGCTGGTCGACGAGGTAGTGGTTGATGCCCACCTGCATCCACACCTGGATGACCACGAACGAACCGTCCGTCGTCTTCTTGAAGGTGCAGTCGATGGACAGGGCCCACAGCCCCTTCGCGGGCAGCTCCGTCCACCGCTTGAACCACCCACCCTGGAGCGTGTCGCCGCCCTTGGGCGAGGGTCGCTGGTCGAGCTGCGCGGCGGCGCCGCTCGGGCCCAGGCGGACCTTCAGGCGCTCGACGACCTCCCGCGGGAAGCGGTCGGGGCAGAGCAGTTCGCCCGGCTCGGTGCGGCGGTCCTCCGCGCAGCGCTGGGGGTGCTCGGGGTCGTACTCCATCGGCAGGCACACCGACACGGCGCCCTGCGCAAGGAGGAAGCCCGCGAGGTCATCCTCGTGCACCCGCTGCATCACCAGGATGCGCGCCGAGGTGGCGTGGTCGCGGAAGCGCGTGGACATCGTGCCCGTCCACCACTCCTTCACCGCGGCGAGCTCGACCCCCGAGGCCGCCGTCGCGCCCTGCGGGTCGATCGGGTCGTCGACGATCATCGTGTCGCAGTGCTGGCCCGTCACCCCACCGCGCACCGTGGTGCTGAACCGCATCCCCCCGCGGGTGGTGTAGAACATCCCCACCGCCTTCGAGGCCGACGCGTCGCTGGGGATCTCGACGCCAGGCCACCGCGCCCGGTACCAGTCCGACAGCACGAGCGTGCGCATCTTGCGGGCGTCGCGCATCACCACGTCGTCGTCGTAGCTGGCGTTGATGAAGCGGTGCCCGGGCCCGAGCATCCCTGGCGGAAGGTGCGGCGCGAAGTCGGGGGTGAGCGTCCACACCCAGGCCGGGAAGAGCACGTCCACCAGGAGGCTCTTGGACATGCCGGGTGGCACGTTGACCACGAGGTCGGTCACCTCGCGGCGGGCCACGCGATCGAGCGCGGCGCAGACCACGTCGAGGTGCCAGTTCCACCGCAGGGGCGAGGAGGGCTCGACGAGGTGCCACGCCCGGCGGACAAACTCCGCGAGGCCGCGCCGGCGGATCGCCTCCCGGTCGATGTCGGCGAGGGTCGGCGGGCGCGCACCCATCGTCACCGACGGGCCTTCGCGTGGAGCGACTCCAGCGTCGCGAGCTCGTCGTCGCTCAGGGCCGACAGGTCGAGCCCCGGCTCCACGGTCGCCTCGACCTTGGTGGACCGGGGCACGCCGACGCGCGCGAGGATGGCCTCGGCGGCGCCCGTGGCCTCGAAGGGCACGGCGGATGCGAGCCGGTCCACCAGGCGCTGGGCGGCCCGCGGAGCTGCCTCGCGGAGGATGCGCAGCGCAGCATCCCTGCCCTCGGCGAGCTCGGCCTCGCGGGTCTTGCGCGCGGCATCGAGGAGGCGCTGGCCCTCGGGGCTGTCGCGCCAGTCCCGCACGGTGCCGCGGTCGAGGCCGAGCTCGCGCGCCACGGCCGAGAGCTGGAAGCCCTCGGCGAGCATGCGCATGGCGTCAGCCTTCGCCATCGGGCCTACCTTGCGGGGTTTCGATGGCTTCTGCGGGCTCACGACGCCTCCAGCCGCGCGACCGCCGCGCGCAGGAGCACCAGCAGAAGCGTCCGCGCGTCCTTGGCGGCGCGGCGCAGGCTGGGCGGGTGCTGGGCGAGCAGGCCGTGCTGCCGCAGCTTGCGGTAGCAGGTCCAGCACAGCCCCCGGCGGGCGGGCGGAGCGCCCCCGCACAGTCCACAGGGCGCCCCATCCGCGCCCTCCGTCGCCCCGGCACGGGTGTCGGCCCGTCCGGCTCCCGCCGCGGTCGCTGCGGCGCCTCCTGGATGCCTCATCGCGTCCCTCCCGTGATCGTCACCAGCACCGCGTAGCCGCCCTTCGCCTGGGCCACCGTCCACACCACCGGCGCCTCGGGCCCGTCGTCCACCCCGAGCCAGGTCGCCACCGCGTCCCTGATGTGCTTCGCCGAGCCCGCGAGGTTGTCCGAGTCGAGCAGGCGCGGTCCCGACCGCACGACCTCCACCCGCCACGGCGAGGGAGGCGGGCCGTGCTCGACCAGCGCCCGGGTCACGAGCTCGCGCTGCCACGCTGCCCGCCGCGCCCGCTCCTGGTGGTGCTCTCGCTCGTTGGCCTCAGAGACCAGCACGAGCCCCTTCAGGGTCGCCCGCACCACGAAGGCCTCCCGCTGCGTGGCGAGGGCCACGTCGCGCTTCCACCGCGGCCCCTGCCCCGCCGGCGCCCGCTGCCCCTGGCGCTCGAGCAGCGCCACGAGGTGGGCGTTGGCCGGCAGCGACAGCAGGCGCTCGGGCACCCACACCCCGCCGACGATGGCCCCGCCGCCCTTCACGACGGCCTCCGAGGGGTTTCTGTCCAGCCCTGGGGGTTTCTGTCCGAATCTGTCCGGGGGGTGGCGGACAGGAAAACTCCAGCCGGTTCAACGACTTGGGCATTTTTGTCTTTTTGTCCCGGGTTTCGACCGCCCCGGCTTGTGTCCCATTCGTCCCGCTGTCCCCAAAATCCAGTTGGAAGGTTTCTCTCTCTCCACGAGAGGCGGCCCCCCCGGACACAACGGACAGAAACCCCTAACTCCTTGAAATCCCTCGCGATCAAATGTCCGCCCCCGGCTGGGACACATTTGGACAGAAACGGACAATAACCCCGGAGCGCGCTCATGCGGCCTCCGTGGACAGGGCGAAGGCGGCGGGGTTGACCAGGAAGCGCTCGGTGGGGCGGCCTCGGCCGCGGGGCCCCTCGGCCTGGGGAGCCTCCCGCAGCCAGCCGTGGGCGAGCAGCACGGCGACGACGGGGTCAACCACGGTGCGGCGATCCCCGTTGCGGTTGAGGGCGCGGAGGGCGTCCCGGGCGGTGATCTCACCCTTGCGCTGCTTGCTGCACCAGGCGAGGAGCTTCCGCGCGCCGACCAGCTCCTGGGTATCGCCCATGGCCTGGAACGCGGCCTTGGCGTGGGGCACGAAGTACCCGAGCACGAGCTCGCCCGCGCGGGCCATGCTGTCGAAGCCGACCGGTTCGCGCCAGGGGCTGCCCCCTGCCCCGAGCACCGCGACGACGTGCAGCAGGCCCGCGATGCGCACCACGGCGCCGACGGCCTTGCCGCCC